AATACTTTTCTTTGAAGAAAAGACCTGGATATAAAGAGTACCAAGAAAAAACGAGTCAATTTTTTCCACGATTTTAATGATATAAAAGATTTTTTTGTGGGGAATACAAGACTTGAACTTGTGACCTCTTCCATGTCAAGACCCCCTTCCTACCAATGTATGATAGCAAAGCCTATATTTATTGGGTCTCTGTGTTCTGCACAAGTCACAGATTGCAGAATAAATTATAAAATCGTTCGCAAATCATTCGCAAAAGGAATGAGTTTGTGGATTGCTTTTTATGATGTTTTTGCAACCAATTATGAAAGGTGGATAAATGGCTAAAAGTAAAGAAGCTAAAGTTCTCTCTCCTATCAAGAGGAAGAACAAAAGTGGAAAAGTCTATCAAGGCAGAATCTCTGTTGTTGTTGATGGCTTTAGAAAAGTTGAGATTGTTGGAACATACCCAACTGAGCAAGAAGCAATAGATGCTTCAAAGCAATACATAGAAAACAAAGGAAGGTTGTTGCAAGATGACCTTGTAGAAACAGGGATGTCTCTTGGGGCATTCTTTGAAAACATCTACAAGGATTGGTATATCAATAAGTTTGATACTTATAATTTTGCATCCATCACTAGATTCTTGAAAGAGTTTGGGTTCTATGATGTTCCTTTGCAAAAAATAACTAAAAGATGGTGTATTAATTATCGAAAAGAGATTGTTCATTTCAAAAAAGAAAATGGCAAAGATTATGTTCTAAATAATATTTATGGAACATTAGTTGGTCATCTTAGCCATATGCTTAGACTTGCAACTGAACTAGGTTATGTTAGATATAATTTCAACGACAGGCTACCTAATCCTCATCAAAAACATCCAAGATGGGAAACAGAGAGAGAAGCTCAGTATAGAAAATCAAAAATGCTCAAAACTAGAACTTGGAATAAAGAACAACTAAACAAGTATCTTGATAAATTTAGAAGCATTTCTGATACTCAGTTAATCAAAAGAGCAACTAGAGCTGAAGCTAAATCTAGAAAAGCTAATGTTATGAAATCTGATTGTGCTGATTCTTGGAAGGTCTATTGGGTTGATAATGATGGTCGATATCGTTCAAAAAACTATAACTGGCAGAAATATGGTGGTCGTGAACGAGCAAAAGTTCTCGCTGATGCTTATGCAGAAGAAGTCACAGCTACACTAGAACATCACGATGGCACTTATGTTTCTGAAGTTAGAACCTTTAGAGAGCTTGACCCAATTATGTGGTGGGCATATTTTGCACTAACACTATTGCTAGGTCTTAGAAATGGCGAAGTATGTGGTATCAAGTTCAGTGATATAGACAGAAAAAATAGAATCATTGATATTGATAAGCAACTAGCTCTAAGAACTTCAGGTGGCAAAAGAGATGTTCTCTATAGCAAACCTAAAAGAGATTCTTTCAGAAGTATCTCTTATGGAAAAAAAGTTGAGGAAGTAATAGAAGCATTGGAACTTTATTATGCAACAAATGAAAATAATTTAGATGATGCACTACTTCAATACAGAACTGGTGGAGCTGTTGTTCCTGACTACTGGTATAAAAATTATAGGAAGGCTCAAGACAAAGCTGGTATTCCAAAACACGAACAACTTGAAACAACTCATAAGGGTAGGCATAGCCATCTTTCATTATTAGCAAAAGAGAATGTATCTCCTACGAAAATAATGAGAAGAGCTGGTCATAAAAAGTTCGAGACAACAATGCAATATTATATCGATATGGAAGAAGATAGAGATGTTGCAGATGTCACTGATTCTTTATTTGATACTGTAGAAGGAACAGAGGAACATTCTTATGGAATATAGTCAAAAGATTTCTGATGAAATCATTGTTGAAATTAATTAGGCTTAGTTTATGAGCACATATATCCAACATATAGCTGATGAAGTTATTTATAGCCAAATTAATCTTGTTAGAGCAAAAATTGAAGCTGTAGAGAATAACTTGTATAAAATTTCTGAACCAGTTGAAATTCGTGATTTTGACACCATAAAAGAAGAATTTAGAACAATCTCAATGGATTGGGATGCTTATGATTCAGCTCCTCAATATGACAGAGTGTTTTATTGCTTTCTATGGGATATGATTCATTGGCTCGATAGAAGGTTAGACCTAATGGGATTGCTAGATGAAACTCAAGTTCAGCATCAATTTGAAATTGCAGAAAATAGAAGAGGTATTGTTGAAAGTATGTTTGACCTAATTCCTACAGATGAAGATGATGACCCTATTGGAACAATACTCAATATGGGATATCAAGAAGCACTAGAAGCAGTAGATGCACTAGAAGAAGAATAATCCACTAAAATCATAATTGAGAAGCCTTTCGTGGCTTGAACCACTTTTATTCAAGCTCGAAGGGCTTTTCTTATTGTCTGAAAATGTCTCTCCCCTGTGTTATAAATAACTTATGCCTGATAAAGACAAAGAAGATTTCAAAAAATATAAAATTCCTGAAGGCACTCATCCTTTAGATGACCCATACTTTCAATTTGCTGATGACTTGGATATAGATTATGAAACAGCTCCAATAACTCTAGATGGTCGAGTTAATCCAAAATGGGTTGCTCAGTTTGAGGAGGAATAATGGGTTCAGCTCTTCCATATGATGACAGGCACGATAACACCAAAACATTAGTTGACTGTGAAACCTGTGGCAAAAGGTTCTTGATGTATCCTGACAAAATCAATCAATGCACTAACTGTCTTCAAAATCCTATAGCTAAAAAAGAACGCAATAGAAATCAGACACCTATAGCTTTTTTGTTTGATAATTAGCAAAATCTAAAAAACACAAACTTTTTTTTTCGTGAGCCTATAAACATTAGGTTTTTCAGAAAAAATGTCAAAGCTCTTCATTTTTGGTTGAGTTTGTGGAAGTCTCCTTATTATTTATCTGCAAGAGAAACAAAAAGGATGGATTAATTATGGGAGGACAAACCTTTCCAATTAATGGAGCTAGTGGTTCAGGTGGAACTGACCAATGGGAAAAAAGAATAAATAATGTCTTTTGGTTGTTTGAACAACAAACTGCATTAGACCATTTTCTAAACAGAGCTGGTCAGATGTTGGTTGACATAGTTTCAAATGATAAGGAACTTGAGAAAAGAATACTGGATAGATTAATAAACAACGATTTTATCCACGAAGCAAATGTTCTTCAAGAAAGCTTAGATGCCATCAAAGATATTAGAAGAGAACTTGCTAGAAGAGTTATTGACTAGCAGTTCAGATAGGAAGGTATAAATGCCACAAATAAAAAATATGAAATACAAACTAGGTTATGGAGACTGGGTTATTGCTGAAGTAGCAATTCCTCATAAAGCATTCCTAGAAATGAACGAAATGGATGTAGCTAACTGGCTAACAAAAATAATGACATCTTGTCCTTTATATGAAGGTCGAGAAAAAGAGGTTGGCAATCACGCACAAGCTACATTGATTGAACCTGATTATATAGAAGAACCAGCGTTCTAATTATTGAGGAGCTGAGGGTTAATATTTCATTTCTTTCATATCGCAAATAAAGTAGAAAACCCTCAATTCCTTGTCATATCTTGAGAAGAAAAAAATTCAAGAAATATGGCATATTTTTCGAGAGTTTGTGGATTGGGTCTTATTATATAAATAAGCTGGGATATTTCTATTCTCAATTTTTTATTCATTATGTTCACTGCAAAAGACCATCCTATTTATCAATCATTGGGAGAAGTTAATCCCAAAGCTATTATCTTTCCTGAGTTCAATCAGGCATTCATAGGACTTGGTGTTAATAATGCTAAGACAGTTGCTGTATATGACTGGAATACAGTTGTTGCAATTATGGTTCAGGAACACGATATGAAACCAACAGAGGCAAGAGAGTTTCTTTATCTAAATGTTATATCACAAACATCAACTGATAATGCTCCAATATTTTTGCAACAATCAAATCCAATGCGTGAGATTGAGCAAATATTTTTTATGTGATGCCTAAGTTTTTTTGCACTATTTGTGAAGCTGTATCAGACCAACGCAGATGTGAACAGCACAGGAACATTCGCAAGAAATATGTTCGCAAGAATAAACCTACTGTATCTTATGCCCAGCAACAATACAGAAAGAATGCAGTAGATACTTATATACAGATTTATGGTTATGTTTGTCAGGGATATAGAAGACCTCCACATCCTTCTACTGACCTGACAGCAGACCATATTATTCCTACTTCAAGAGGAGGAGATGAGTTTGGACAACTCCAAATCTATTGTAGAAGTTGCAACAGCTCCAAGAACGCAACAATCAAATACATCTAGTGGGTAGAAATGACCCTATACATTGATATAAATATGCTGGGAGTTTGCAAAAATCTACAATAATAAACATTTTGGAGCTGTCTATTTTGGGTAGGGGGACTAAAAAATGCAGTATTTATAGGGTCGCCAAAACCACGACGCCCCCACAAAGAGATATCTGTATAGTCCTGAGATTTTTTTGAACACCAGTTTTTTTTTGGAACAATTATGACAAAAGCTAAACCAGTTGAACAACGAGAACACAGGATAAAACCCAAATTAATTGACATAGAAAGCTATAAAAAAAGAGAAATTCCTGAATTAACTGGAAGAACTCTAAAATCAACCAAAATTTGGTGGAATAGTTTTTGGCAAAGTGATTTATCTACAGCAATAGATATAAAAACTGACCTACCTGTTATTGAAAGACTAGCTTCTCTTATGGATGAAAGAGAAAGAGTATTCAGACAAGCTAAAAAAGATAGATTAGTTGTTGGAAGTCAAGGTCAAGTTGTTCTCAATCCACTTTATAAAGCATTGCTGTCTCTTGATGCTGAGATAAGACAGTTAGAAGACAGAATTGGTCTCAATCCTAAAGCTCGTGTTTCTTTAGGTATTCAGATTGGTCAAGCTAAGAAGACTTTAGCTGACTTGAACTCTGAACTTGATATTGAAGAGTAGTTTCTACCCAAACAAAGAAAAAAAATAAAAAAAAGAAAAGCTAGTTCTCTTTTGAGAAGGAATATCGGTTAACGATTCAACCTTAATGTCTATTCCACAAACTCGGCTAAATCTTAGAAAAATAATTTGGAAAAAAAAAGAAATGAAAACATTAGGTCACAGAGTTATCAAGTTTATAGAAACATACTGTGTTCATTCAACTGGAGATTATTTAGGTCAACCTTTTGTTTTGAGGGATTGGCAAAAAGAAATCATTAATGAATTGTTTGAACTTAGAGAAGATGGAAGCTATAAACATCACACTGCTTATATTTCACTTCCAAAAGGCAATGGAAAAACTGAATTAGCAGGAGCTTTAGCAGTATTTGGATTGATGGGTTCGCAAAATGTTGCTCCCCTAATTCCTGTAGTTGCTTCTTCATATGACCAAGCAGATTTAGTTTTCAATTCTGCAAAAACAATGATTATGAATGGAGAGCTTCGACACTTTGTTGATGCAATGGAAAGAAAGATAGTTTTATCTGATAATCCTTCAGCTCAAATAGTCAGAGTTCCTTGTGTTGCAGGTGTCAATGATGGACTTAGACCTTCTATGGCTATCTTTGATGAAATACACGAGATGACAGGAAACAAAGAACGAGCTCATCTCATTATCAACAATGGTCTTAGAAAAAGAACAAATACATTAGGTATCAATATCACTACAGCTGGTGTTGAGAACTCTTTAGCTTATAGATTATATAAATATTCCAAAGGAATAGAGGAAGGCACAATCAAAGATGATGGGTTTTATTTCAAAATATACGAAGCAGACCCTGAACTTGATATCAAAGACAAAGCACAAAGAAAAGAAGCTATTGAACAAGCTAATCCTGCTCTTTATGACTGGGTTGATATTGAACAAATTGAAAGAGCTTATCACTCAATACCTGAAAACGAATTTAGAAGATATTTTCTAAATCAATGGACTACTACAGCTGAGCGTTGGCTTCCAGCTGGTGTTTGGGAGGAATGTTATGTCGATGGAAAAGAAATCAAAAAAGGCTCAAGAATTATCTTGGCTTTTGATGGGTCATATTCGAGAGACTCAACTGCCCTTATCGGACTGGGGCTTGATTTCGAAGTCCCACATATCGAAGTTCTTGGACACTGGGCTAAACCTGTCAATGAAGGCAAAGGATGGAAAGTCCCAAGAGATGAAGTCTTGGCAAGAATTGACAAAGCCTTTCAAGAATATGAAGTAGTTGAATTTGTTGTTGACCCAATGGGTTGGCACAACGAACTTTCTGAGTTAGAAGAGAAAGTCGGAGAGAATATGATTCTCTACTACGAAGGAAACTTTAGAAAAAAGATGGCACAAGCTTGTTCTAGGTTTTATTCAGCTGTATTAGAAAAAACACTTTCACATTCAGGCGATAATGATTTATTTCAGCACTTGATTAATTGTGTTCCTAAAGAAACATTGCAAGGAACTTTAGTGACTAAAGCTTCTAAGGACTCTCCTCATAAAATCGACTTAGCTATTGGAGCAATTATGGCTTTTGATAGATGGTCGGATATGAAGAATATTCCTGAAGAGCCTGAAAAGAAAGAACCAACTTTTATAAATTTATGATGATTAATTTTTTATTTATTGGAGCAGGAATGCTCTCTTTAGTTATAGCTGGATTTCTACAATCTCCAGTTTTAGGTTTCACAGTGCTTGGTATTTGCACAATAAGTTTCGGAATGTTAGTTGATTTGGATAGATTATGAACATAATTGATTTTTTGAGAGGCAAGGACAACTTTGAACAAAGAGCAA